CGCAACGGCAAGAAATCTATGTATATCGAAGGGGTATTCCTTCAAGGAAACATTAAAAACCGTAATGGTAGAATGTATCCGATGGAAACTCTTCGTAAAGAAGTTGGACGTTACAATGAGAATCACGTTCAATCTGGAAGAGCACTTGGAGAATTGGGTCACCCCGATACTCCCACAGTGAATCTCGACAGAGTTTCTCATAAGATAGTATCCCTTAAAGAAAGTGGTTCTAACTTCATTGGTAAGGCTAAGATCCTTGGCACACCAATGGGTAAAATTGCTTCTTCTCTCGTTGAGGAAGGAGTAAAACTTGGTGTATCTTCTCGTGGTATTGGTTCATTAAGACCAACTAAAGAAGGTGTCAACGTTGTTGGTGATGATTTCATGTTAGCAACTGCTGCTGATATCGTTGCTGATCCTTCTGCTCCCGATGCATTTGTTGAGGGAATTATGGAAGGTAAGGACTGGGTATGGGATGGAGGTATTTTGCGTGAGAAGTTCGCACATAAGACCTATAAAACCATTAATACACTAGTTGATCAGAAAGCATTAGACGAGCAAAAACTCTCGTTATTTAATGATTTCTTATCAAATATTTAAAACTTCTAAATAAATATAGGTTTAATTACAGGAATCGGAGAGTTTACAAATGTCTCGTGGCACAACTTTACAAAGAATGGAAGAAGACGTAACCCAATCCAAGACTGCTGTAAATGCAAATGCAGCAGCAGGAGATATGGCACTTCCAAAAGAAGGTAGTAATGCATCTGGGGTTTCGACACCAGGCAATACACCACCTTTTGAGGATTTAGGCGGTCCAACACCAGAAAACTACAAAGTGGATGATGATTCTGCTAAGTTAAAAACACCTGGTGGCTCTCTGAAACAAGTTAAAGATGTAGTTAACAAAGGAGCAAAACCTGGAGATCAAGCTATGCCTACTGCAAAGAAATTTAAAGAGGAAGAAGAGATCCAAGGTGATGTAGTTGCCGAAGATGAAGTCACTACTGATGAAGTAGTTGAAGAAATTAACATCGAAGATGATGTTAATGCTCTTCTCGGTGGCGAAGAGTTAACAGAAGAGTTTAAAGCAAAAGCAAAGACAATCTTTGAAGCTGCTATTAACTCAAAAATTTCTGAAATACGTGCTACTCTTGAAGAAGAGTATTCAGAAAAACTCGCTGAAGAAGTTGCTGAAGAAAAAGAAGCACTTACTGAGCGTGTAGACTCATATCTTGAGTACGTATCTGACGAGTGGATGGAAGAAAATCAACTCGCCATCGAGCACGGACTCAAAACAGAATTGACTGAATCATTCCTTACTGGAATGAAAAGTCTCTTTGAAGAAAATTATGTATCAATCCCTGACGAAAAATATGATGTGCTAGAGAGCATGGTAGAAAAACTAGATGATATGGAATCCAAACTCAATGAGCAAATAGAAAAGAATATCCATTTAAACGGTAGACTTGCAGAGTCTGTTGCTGATGGTATCCTTGAATCTGTTTCTGGTGGCCTTGCTGCTACTCAGAAAGAGAAGCTGGCTTCACTTGCTGAAAGTGTAGAGTTTGAAAGTGAGGCAACTTATCGTGACAAATTGGAGACATTGAAGGAATCTTATTTCACTTCATCTTCAACTGCTAGAAAGACTGAAACCCTAACAGAAGGGGAAGCTGCAGCACCAGAAACTCATTCTGGATCAATGGCATCTTACCTTAAGACGCTTTCAGCATTCAAGTAGCAAACTGAATTAAATATTAAATCAAACTAAACACTTATAGGTAACAAGCAAATGTTCCAATCAGAACAGTTGCAGGAAAAGTGGGCACCTCTTCTTAACCATGAAGGTTGCGAAGAAATTAAAGATCCCCATCGTAGAGCCGTAACGGCCGTCCTGCTAGAAAACCAAGAAAAATTTTTAAGAGAATCTACTGCTTTCGGTGAAAGTGGTATGCTCAACGAAGCAGTTCCTACTAACCACGCAAACGCCGCAGGTGCTCAAGGTGGTTTTGGTAGTGATGCTAACGCTGCTGGTCCACAAGCTGGTTTCGACCCCGTTCTAATCAGTCTTATTCGTCGTTCAATGCCTAACTTGGTCGCATATGACCTAGCAGGTGTTCAACCAATGTCTGGACCTACTGGACTTATCTTTGCGATGAGATCCAAGTACAACGCCATGTCTGGTGGTGGCGGTGGTCAGGAAAGCACAGAAGCATTCTACAACGAACCAGATTCAGCATTCTCAGGACAGGATGCAGGATATGACCTTGACTCTGCCACTGACGGTGGAGTTGGTATGGGTACTACTGTACAGTCTGGTAACAACCCATCTGTACTTAACCCAGTTGGTACTGCTACTTCAGATCCTTCACCATACAACGTTGGTCAGGGTATGAAGACTGGAGATTCTGAGAATCTTCACGGCACTGGTGACAAGGCGTTCAACCAGATGGCATTCTCAATCGAGAAGGTCACTGTTACTGCTAAGTCTCGTGCGTTAAAGGCTGAGTACTCACTAGAGCTTGCTCAAGACCTTAAGGCAATCCACGGTCTTAATGCAGAAGCAGAACTTGCTAACATCCTTAGTACTGAGATACTTGCTGAGATTAACAGAGAAGTTATCAGAACTATCTACAAGGTTGCTGAACAGGGTGCTGTACAAAACACCGCTACTGCTGGTGTATTCGACCTAGATGTTGACTCAAATGGTCGTTGGTCTGTTGAGAAGTTCAAAGGACTTCTATTCCAGATCGAGAGAGATGCTAACGCAATCGCTCAAAGAACTCGTCGTGGAAAGGGTAACATCATCCTTTGCTCTGCAGACGTTGCTTCTGCATTAACAATGGCAGGTGTACTTGATTACACTCCAGCACTTAATGCTAACCTTAACGTTGACGAGACTGGAAACACATTCGCTGGTGTTCTTCAAGGTAAGTATAGAGTCTATATTGACCCTTATGCTGCTAACATTGGTGGTGCTTCTCAGTTAGGTAACACAACTCCAGGTAACCAGTACTACGTTGTTGGTTATAAAGGTACTTCACCTTATGACGCTGGAATATTCTACTGCCCATACGTTCCACTACAGATGGTTCGTGCAGTTGGAGAGAACAGCTTCCAGCCAAAAATCGGATTTAAGACTCGCTACGGTATCGTTGCGAACCCATTTGCCGATGGTAAAGGTGTTGGACTTGGAAAACTTCACATCAATGCTAACCGTTACTACAGACGTGTTGCTGTTAAGAACCTTATGTAAGCGAGATGCTTATATTTCTTCAAAGACTCTCCTTCGGGAGGGTCTTTTTTTGTCTAAATAATTTTAAAAGATTATGCCAAAGAAATATGATAGGGTAACGACTGGTACAAAAAGAGTTGTGGAATATTTGACTGGAACTAAACCTAGTTGGAATGGTTTGTTTAAAAAATTAGGAGTGGATGGTAGAAATAAAGAAAATGGTAATAAATTAATAGCACTTGAAGCAAAACCAAAAGGAACTATTATTAAAATTGATTATCAAACTAAAGTATCTGATGCCAAAATTAAACAGATTTGGGAATCCTTAGCTGCTAAATATGGTCTTGTCGAGGGTCCAATAAAAGGAAGTAAATATATATCAGTTTGGATTGGAACAGAAGAGGCAGAAAGAAATAAAAAAGAAATTAGATTTGAAAAAACTAATCCATCAGGTAAAGGTGTTATTCCTACAGATATACAAGAAAAAGGAGCAACTGTTGTACTAACTCATGCTTTAAAAAGTAAAGGTGCAAAATTTAAGAGTGATAAAGATATTAGAAATGACAAAAAAACATGGGATGAATTAAGTAAAGTTTTTAAAGGATGGGAGCATAGAATAGACGGTTGGTTATGGACATATTATCAACAGAATAAAGAATTTTTTGAGGTATATTCATCTGGAACATGGGAAGAATTTAAATTTGGTAATCAAGATTTTGTACAATTCTTCAAAGAACATATGGATCATTTGAATAGAGACTTTAAAAATCCAGATGGCACAGAACCTGCAGGAAAATATGAGACTTGGAACCCTGCTGATATATGGGCAGTTAAAAAGGGGAGAATGTCTGCAATAAAAAAAGAGATACAAGCAGCAATTCCAGATCCATCTCATCTCTTAGAATTGAATAGTATGTTGGTTAATTATATGGAAGATAAAGAATTAGTTGGAATATCTCTTAAGAAAGTAAATTATCCTAGAGAAGCCCAAATACACTTACATAATGTTGAAGGGTCAGCAAAATTAAAAAAAATTGTAGGGGTGTTTAGTAAAGTTGAAGAATATGATATGAATGATATTAAATTTGAACCTGATAATATTCTTGCACTTAATTCTGTTACAACTTACATTAGACTTGGCCCAAGTAGTAAATTTTCAATTAGTATTACTAGATCAGGTAATAATATAAGTTTTACGGCACAAATAAAACGAACTCCTGATGCTCAAGGAGGGCAGACACCTATTAATCAGGTTCTTAAATTATTGAAGAGTGATGATTTTAAAAAGAATCATACGGATTATCCTAAAGATGCTGATGCCTTTATGTCAAAAACGAATGAAACAAAATATAAAAAAATGTATAATTTAGTTTCTAAACATGCTAAAGATAAGAGTAAGATACTTAAATGGAATGACTGGCAGGAAGAAGTAGAATTTCTTTATTCAAAGGATGAAAGAGATGCAAAGGCAACTTTAATGCAATTAAGTTTTTGGTATGCTGCACTCGACAAACATTTAAAGGATCCAGAGTTTTGGACAGATATGCTATACTATGGGATGAAGATAACATCAAAAGGAGAATTTGCTCCTCATGCAAAAATCTCATAGTCACCTAAATACTTAAAAAAGTTGAATGGCTAACATATACGATAAGCAGATAAAGAATAGGAATTTTTTATCACCTACTGGTTTTAAATTTATCATGGATAAAGCACCCAAGGTGTCTTTCTTTGGTAATCAAGTTAATATACCCCAGATGACTCTTGGTGTTGCTGAACAACCAACATACTTAAGAGATATTCCTTTACCAGGAGATAAGATTCAATTTGAGGATTTTAGTTTAAGATTTTTAGTTGATGAAAATCTTGATAATTATATGGAAATTTTTAATTGGATAAGAGCTTTAGGTTTTCCAGAAAGTTTAGAAGAGATTTATGATTGGCAAAAGAAAGATTTTGATATAAAACAACCTGATAAATCTCAAGAAAGTTTTTATTCAGATGCAACATTAGAGATTTTAACCAGTTCACAAAATCCAAATTTTAAAGTAAAGTTTCAAGATATGTTCCCTACTACATTAACAACTTTAGAATTTGATGCAACTGATGAAGATATATCTTACTTGACAGCAGACGTTACTTTCAAGTATACTTTATTTAATATCACCAATTTATCTGGCATTAAACTATGAGTGTAACTCTTGATACTATTCAAGAGATGTGGAAAAAAGATGCAGAAATAGATAGAGATAATCTACATGATGAGTCATTAAATATTCCCTCTCTACATGCAAAGTATTTTGAACTTTATAATACAATTTTCTTATTAAGAAAGAAAGCAGAACAACAAAGAAAGAATATCCGTCATGAACGGTATGAGTATTTCAGTGGAAAAGCAGACCCAGAAGTATATCAGAAAGATCCTTTTGGAAAAAAGATAAGAGATAAGGATACAATGCAGAAGTATCTCGATGCAGATGAGAAACTATCAACTAGTTCCCTAAAGATTGATTATTATGACACCATGTTAGTATACTTAGAAAGTATTCTTAAGGTTATACAGAACAGAACATTTCAAATTAAGAATGCCATAGAGTTCATGAGATTTAATTCTGGACTGGGTTGACATAACTTCATAAATACCCATAGATGCATGGGTTAAGTGATTGACACAACGGCCAATGTTGTAATATCTAAGGCCAACGAAGTATTTTTA